AATCCTATGCCTTTTGATACTGTAGATCCTGCCACTTTCTCCGAACCGGCTGCGTTTTGCAGCATTGGCAGAAATTTGGAGGCAGCCGCTTGGACATACCACGGCTGCCCACTTAGATCCTTGGCCATTTCTGATAACATGTTTAATTGTGATCCTTCTTCTGTTTTTCCTAATTGCTTAGCAGCATTACCCATTGCACCGGACCAAAACTTTTGAGCTGCTTCTTTTGCTCTAGGCAGCATAAACTCTTCAAAGTCTACTAATGTTGTCTTTCTTATTTCTTTTATTATTACTTCTAAAGATTGTACTAGTGTTTCATCTGATTCATTACTTAGTAACCAATCCTCAATCCTCTCTTGTGTCTTTAGCGGTATCCAAAACGTATAGATCACCAAGTAAAGCAAAAAGCTCAAGACCCAAATAACTGCGAATGTCTCGTCGTTCATTAGTCAAGGTACCTCTTGATTAATTCTCCAACATATTTCTGAGTGTACCCTTTTCTTACCATACATCCACTAATGTAGATTCCCTCTGTCACTCTATTTTGCAATAAGGCTGGAGTATCTCGCTTGTAACCGTTTCGACAATCTTGAAAATCGCCAACGGCTTTAGCTTCGTTAATACCTTCTGGTAAAATATCTTCTTTACTTGGTAAATCTTCTGTTATCTGATCTATTTTTTCTTTTACTGTATCAGGTATTTCGATTATTGCATCTACCAAGTCTCTAGCTATCTTCAATGTATCTTCTGTACTATCATACAAAGAAGCTAAGACCACACCTTTTGGTAAATTCAGATCAACGGCTGGTACTATTTCGGCTATTGCAATTAATCTACCCAAAGCCTGAGCTCTAGAATCAATGTTAACAAAACCATACCACAAAGCTCCTTGTACAAACGGACCTATTACAGGCATCGAGAGTTCAGCAACTTTTGACCAGTCTATATCAATAGGTTTTTTACGGGTCATACGACCCTCAAGTAAGCGAATTGTATATCGCTACTACCGCCAGATCCATTAGTAACATTAAACTGCATATTCTTTTGATTTGCTAATTGGCTTTTAATAGTAAATATATTCCATACGTTAGCTGTCATAGCTTCACTACTATCAAGCAATACAGTATCCATATCATTTCTTCTGATAGCACCTTTTAGATTAGATGCTGCGTTTATTGGTGTTAAATTAGCGAATCCATTTTCGTTAGGTCCCATAACTGCCGTAACGGCATAAGTTCCGGCATTAGTAACTCTAATTCCTATAAATATGTCTTGGTATCCAGTCATATCAATAAAGTTTGCATCTGCCGCTTGTGGACTTAATGTTACTCCTGTATTAGGTACTCCAGCATGTGTTGGATCAATAGTAAATTGACTATCACTTTCTATTACACCAGTCCATTCACCAGTCTTAGCATTAATTGTACCAACTGATAAAGCTGGTACAACTTGCTGTTTAACATCTATATTGGAATCAACTGGATCTGTTTTAATTCCTTCTGCTGTTTCTGCACTCCATGGTGCAAAGTCTTTAGCCATTATTCAAAAGTCAAAGTAACTGCGACATCTACTGCTGCTGTACTTCCGACTTGTGCGTATGCTATTTCACAACTGTTTCCAGATTGTACACTTAGGTTAGTGTCTTGCTGAACAAAGTTCTGATTAGAACCTGTAGAGGTTCCCATTACACATTGTCCACCAGCGGTGAATACTGCTGAACCATCTCTCATTGCATTTCCAGAAATAGATACTAATCCTGCAAACTCTTCACCAGCGCCATCAGCACATTGTGAAATTGAGATATGTTTGATCGCCGATACTCCGGCGGGTACCGTGAACGAACTTGATACAGTTGATCCAGCGATTTGATTTAAGCTTATGAACGACGTAGAACCGGTTAGGGTTCCAGCGGGTGCACTTCTACTGATAACGATAGCCATTGTTATTTTTCCTTATACCCTAAAGTATAACTTAGAACCTCCAAGTTTAAGATTAGGGAATTGTCTGCGTGCAAATGCTCCAGCCATTGCAACTACTGATGCTCCAACTAAAGTTTTACGACCAGTATCACTACCAATCATATCAACTGCATTGCCAGATAATGTCATAAGTGCTTTACCTAGTTCACCATCTGTTATATCTTTTAAAACTCCGTCAGTAGTTGTTGTTACAAACTTGCCTGATACAGTTTTTCCAGCATTTAGGTATGAAGCTATTGCTAAACCAGATGCCATACCAGTAACACTTGGATGAGGGATTGTTCGTCTTGCCATTTTTCTACTTCCGTTGGAGGCCTTACGTGCTGGAGATCTAGATTTCCGAGTCTTTGAGCGAGACCTTGCAGCTAAGAACTTAGATTTGGAGATAAGTTTATTATCCTTAAAATACATCATTCGGCCATTCTTTGCTCTCTTTGCACGTAATACCATTGAGATTGTATAGCTAAATCCATTATATAACCTTTTTCAATATCCAAACACTTATTATCAACCATCCATATTCAAGTGTAATGAGCGATGACTTATTAGCAGGATACCAAAAGGTATCAAGTTTTGCATTATGGGATGGCGAGCACGCTATCCTACGCTTCGTCGGAGGTGTAGACGACAACTTCACCAAGTCCGACTCGAAAGGGAATGAACATAAGTACCTAGGAATTAAGGTACATTTGAAGAAGCATTCCAATGAGAACTATCAACATCAAGAAGGTACAGATACGATCCTTCGATGTGGTTTAGATAGTACTTTGGCCAAGTGGCTGGCAGACGGGGGTTTAAAAGCAAAAGAATTTGACATCATTTACAGAGTCGATATGAAAAAGTCCCAAGGATATGGTTTAAGAATTGAGGGAAGGGAGAAATGACAGAGAAAGAGTACCAACAACAATTGGCTAAGATCGTTATGCTTTTTTCCGGAGACATAGTAGATATCGTTAGGTCACGTATGGAGACTATTGTTAGAGATGAACAGGACCTGTAATTGTATGCGAGGATCTGCAAGCCGGTACGTCGTACGGTGTTTCAGATGCAATCGCCGTAATGCTGGAGAGTGGGATTAGGTAGGTGTGAGTATGGAGAATGTACCTACAGTGTCTTATCTTTGCGTAAAACTGCGTTATTTGCGTAATCCTATGCCTTTTGATACTGTAGATCCTGCCACTTTCTCCGAACCGGCTGCGTTTTGCAGCATTGGCAGAAATTTGGAGGCAGCCGCTTGGACATACCACGGCTGCCCACTTAGATCCTTGGCCATTTCTGA